AAAGAAATAGAAATGGACAAACAGCTTCTGGACTCTACTCTTTATTCATACCTATGGAATGGAACTACGAAGGATTCATGGATTCTCATGGACTTCCTGTCTTCACAACGCCAAAAGATCCAGTCCTCGGTATCGACAATGTACCAATTGAAACAGGAGTTATCGAACACTGGGAAAACGAAGTTGAAGGATTAAAAGGTGATAGTGATAGTTTAAATGAATATTATAGACAATTTCCTCGAACAGAACAACATGCGTTTAGAGATGAAACAAAAAATAGTTTATTTAATCTAACAAAGATTTACGAGCAGATAGATTATAATGAAGAACTTATAAATAGCATGAATGTTACTAAAGGAAATTTCATTTGGGAAAGTGGAATTAAAGATACAAGAGTAATGTTTATGCCAAACAAAGATGGTAGATTTTTAATATCCTGGGTACCACCTAAAAATTTACAAAATAGTGTAATAGTAAAAAATGGGATTAAGTATCCTGGTAATGAACATGTTGGAGCATTTGGTTGTGATAGTTATGATATTAGTGGAACTGTTGATGGTCGTGGTTCTAAAGGAGCATTACATGGATTAACAAAGTTTTCAATGGAAAATGCACCACCAAATCATTTCTTTTTAGAATATATAGCTAGACCTCAAACAGCTGATATATTTTTTGAAGATATTCTTATGGCTTTAGTTTTTTATGGTATGCCAATACTTGCCGAAAACAATAAACCTCGTTTATTATATTATTTAAAACGTAGAGGTTATAGAGGTTTTAGCATGAATCGTCCTGATAAAATATGGAATAAACTATCTGTAACAGAAAAAGAAATAGGTGGCATACCAAATACTAGTGAAGATATTAAGCAAGCACATGCTGCTGCTATAGAATATTATATTGAAAATTATGTAGGAAAAAGTGACAAAGGTTTTGGAGATATGTATATGCAAAGAACTTTAGAAGATTGGGCTGTTTTTAATATAAATAATAGAACTAAACACGATGCTACTATTAGCTCTGGTTTAGCTATTATGGCGTGTAATAAAAACAAATACAAACCTACACAAGATAGACAAATGTTGAAAGTTGATCTTGGAATTAGAAGATATAACAATGATGGATTTTTATCAAAAATAATAGATTAATGCAAGTAACTTATGGATATAGTTCTTTTCCGGATCAAGTTGTTCCAGCTGCTGAAAAAGCAACATTTGATTATGGTCTACGTGTAGGTCAAGCGATTGAAGGTGATTGGTTTAGTGGAGCTAGAACTGGTATTGGAAATAGATTTAATAGTAATTATAATAATTTTAGAAACCTAAGGTTATATGCTAGAGGTGAACAATCTATACAAAAGTATAAGGATGAATTAGCTATTAATGGTGATTTATCATACCTTAATTTAGATTGGAAACCTGTACCTATTATTCCTAAATTTGTTGATATCGTTGTTAATGGTATGACAGATAAAGAGTACGAGATAAAAGCATACGCACAAGATCCTGAAGCTCAAAAACAAAGAACTAATTATGCTCAAGCTCTTATTAGAGATATGCAAGCTAGAGAGTTTATAGATGAAATTAATCAAATAACTGGATATAATTTTTATAGTACTGAAGATCCAGCAAATCTTCCCGCAAATAAACAAGAGTTAGAATTACATTTACAATTAGATTATAAACAATCTATAGAAATAGCAGAAGAAGAAGCTATAAATAATACATTAGATAAAAATAAATTTGACTTAACAAGAAGAAGATTTAACGAGGATTTAGTTATATTAGGTATTGGAGCTGTAAAAACAAATTGGAATAAAGCTGAAGGAATAACAATTGATTACTGTGATCCTGCAAAAATGGTATGGTCTTATACTGAAGATCCTAATTTTGAAGATATATGGTATGTTGGTGAAGTAAAAGGTATAAGCATGGCCGAACTTAAAAAAGAGTTTCCATACTTAACAGATAGCGAGCTACAGCAAATACAAGAATATCCAGGTAATAGTAATTATGCTTATGAGTGGAATGGAAGAGATGATAAAAATTATATTCAAGTATTATATTTTGAATATAAAACTTATCATGATCAAGTATTTAAAATAAAAAAGACAAGTGCAGGATTAGAAAAAGCTTTAGAAAAGCCAGATACTTTTAACCCTGAGGATAATGATAATTTTGAACGTGTATCTAGATCAATAGAAGTATTATATAGTGGAGCTAAAATATTAGGACATCCAATGATGTTAAAATGGGAATTAGCTAAAAACATAACAAGACCAAATGCGAATATTTCTAAAGTAAACATGAACTATGTACTTTGCGCGCCTAAGATGTATAAAGGTCGTATTGAAAGTTTAGTTGGTAGAATAACTGGTTTTGCTGATATGATACAGCTAACTCATTTAAAATTACAACAAGTATTATCTAGAGTAGTACCTGATGGTATATTCCTAGATGCAGATGGTTTAGCAGAAGTAGATCTTGGTAATGGAACTAGTTATAATCCACAAGAAGCATTAAACATGTATTTCCAAACAGGATCTATAATAGGTAGATCTATGACACAGGAAGGTGGTATTAACCCAGGTAAAGTACCAATACAAGAATTATCAACCAATAGCGGTCAAGCTAAAATAGCTTCATTAATACAAACTTATCAGTATTATTTACAGATGATAAGAGATGTAACCGGACTTAACGAAGCTAGAGATGGTAGTACACCAGATTCTAACTCGTTAGTAGGTTTACAAAAAATTGCAGCTGCTAATAGTAACACAGCAACTAGACATATACTACAAGCTAGTTTATATTTAGCCCTTAGATCTTGTGAAAATATATCACTTAGAATAGCTGATTCACTAGAGTTTGCTTTAACAGATGACGCTTTAAAATCTAGTATATCTGTTTACAATGTTAATACATTAGCAGAAATAAGTAATTTAAGTCTTCATGATTTTGGTATTTATTTACAATTAATGCCAGATGAAGAGGAGAAAGCTCAACTTGAAGCTAATATACAAATAGCTTTACAAACTGGAGGTATAGATTTAGAAGATGCAATAGACTTAAGAGAAATTAAAAATCTTAAGTTAGCTAATCAAATGCTAAAAGTAAAACGTAGGAAAAAACAACAGCGTGAGCAAGAGCAACAAATGCAAAATATACAAGCTCAAGCACAAGCAAACGCTGAAGCAGCTGAACAAGCAGCGTTAGCTGAAGCTCAAAAACAACAGGTAACAGCTGAGTCAGCAATACAAATAGAACAAGCTAAATCTAATTTTGAAATACAAAGAATGCAAAATGAAGCACAAATTAAAAAAGATTTAATGGCTTTAGAATTTTCCTACAATACCAAACTTTCTCAAATGAAAATACAAAGAGAAAAAGAGAAAGAACAATTTATTGAAGATAGAAAAGATAATAGAACAAGAATACAAGGATCTCAGCAAAGTGAGATGATAACACAAAGAAAAGAAGATTTATTACCAATTAATTTTGAATCAAACGGTAATGATACTCTAGGCGGCTTTGAGTTAGAACAGTTTTCGCCTAGGTAATTTTTATTAATTATATATTATTATATTATGTCAGAACAAGAAGTAAAAGATATTCCTCAAGAAGGGGAATTTAAAATGAAAAAGAAAAGAGGTAGACCTAGAAAAATAGGTGAAACACCAAATAATATTGCTAAAGTAGATTTAACTAAAAAGAAAGAAGATGCCGTTCAAGAGTCAGAAACAACGAAAGCTGTGCTACAGTCTGATGAGCAAAGCAAACCGACAAGGGAAGAGAGCAAAGTGGAATTGCAAGAAGTGGGATCAACACACAGCGAACCTGAAACAGTTACCGAAGAAAAAGAGCAAGTAGAATCTCCTATTGCTGAAATAACAGAAGAACCGGTAGAAGAAAAGAAGGTTGAATCTACTATAGAAACAAAAATAGAAGAACCAGTTATAGAACAAAAACAACTTCCAGAAAATATAGAAAAGCTTGTGGCTTTTATGGAAGAAACTGGTGGAACAGTAGAAGATTTTGTAAGGTTAAATGCAGATTACTCAGATGTAGATAACGTAACTTTACTTAGAGAATATTATAAACATACTAAACCACATCTCGAAAGAGAAGAAGTGGATTTTGTACTTGAAGATAATTTTTCTTGGGACGAAGAAAACGACGATGAACGTACTATTAAAAAGAAAAAATTATCGTACAAAGAAGAAATTGCCAAAGCCCGTAAGTTTTTAGAAGACTCAAAAACTAAGTATTATGATGAAATCAAGTTGAGGCCATCACTT